TTTAATTCTTTCACGATTAATTCTTTCAATAGCTATTGGATCATCACCACCGTAAGTTAATTCATCATCAGATGTATTAGCAAATAATCCACTATCAATCGCAGATCCCAATCCTCCTAAAGATCCAGTGCCTAATCCACCAAATTGAGCACCAGTTTCTTGAGCAAATTTTTCAAAACTACTAAGTTGAACATTTTTAGAAAGATCCATATTTAATGATTTTGCTGCTTCTACATTAACGCCCCCAAGATTCTTAAGATTATTAACTAGTTTACTTACAGATGCTCCAACATTCTGAAATGAATCTCCGATAACACCACTTATAGAAGTTGGAAATGCTGATTTACCCTCTAAAACATTTTTAATGCCTTGCGCTCCCACTTGAATAGCAGTCATTTTAGCTAATGCTCCAAGATTAGCATCTTTAGTTGCTTTAAATAATCTAGCAGTTTCGGCAATAGTTCCCAATATTCCACCACCACTACTTGTACCCGCTGGTCTAGATAAATCATTTGAACTTCCAGTAATAGCACCAAGAATTCCCAATTCTCCCTGTGTATTGATAAAAGAACCGCCAAGAGGACTTTCAGTATTATCATAGTGTAGTGTAGCAAATCCATTAACATCTACAGGGTTAACGAAACCAGTAGAATATTTTACAGTTTCATATCCCACAGTCATAGTAACTTCCATTACTTCGGTAGATCCGTAACTATCATGGTCTCCATGTCGCATACTGGTGATATGAGGATTTAATAGTGTATACTCAGTAAATCGTTTATTATGTAAAGAATAAATTTGTATAGAACGAAGATATGGATTTTCGCTTCTGGGATTCATGCCCCAACCATATTGAAAATTTAATTTTTTAGAATATTTGTCATTGGTTTGGTATTGTTGTTCTGGGTAATCACTGTCTCTATAGTAGTGAGTGTAATAATCATTCCAAAATCTTAATATTAAATCAGCAGCATCATCATGGAATGTTATAGAAATGGGATCATATTCTATTTTAGTATGAATAATTTCTTTGCGATTGTAATTATTAACGGTTTTAGCATTTAAATTGTATCGTGGCAATTCAATACGTTTTACCAACATTCCAGCTTCATATTGTTCTTGAAGAGTAAGAGAACTATCTCCACTATTAATGGATAATAATCCTGGAGTATTTGTAGTATTTAAAGAAACATAATATAAAAACTTTTGCTTTGGAGCAAATTGATGGTTGCCATCAATAAAAAGTTTCTTTGCGTGACGATAGTCTCTTAATATAGTTTCAGCCATGATATAGTATTTATTAAAAAAAATCCACCCTTAAGGGTGGATTTTGAAGCCAACTCTTCGGTTGGTTAATACTAACCTGTTGTAGTATCACCGAGTGATGCAGCAATCGTATTAGGAGCATTAAGTCCTCCACCAACCGTTTGTATAGCATTATCATAACGAATTGACATTGTGATAGTCATTGGATCATTTGAACCATAATCAAGGTCATTATAATTAACATCTGTGATAAAGCATCCGTATAGTTCCCAACGCTCAAGCACATTGGGTTCAATAGCACCATTACCTCCATCAAGCATTTCAATATGAACTCGGAATTTATAATCAATACCAGAAGATGCAGATGCTTGTTCCATAAAGTCAAATTGCTTCTGAAGTTGCTCACCAACTAATTTACTAACTCCACCCGTAGCATCATCACGGAGAGTTGTGCTAACTGGCGACCAAGTTGGACGACCAGCAACATAAACTCTTGAGTTGTAAATAGGCAACTCAACTGGATCAAATGTTAACTGAGGTCTAGCAAAAGTTACCATTTGCTTAGTTAGTTCGGTAGTTGATTTTGTTACCCCAAAGTCAATAAATTCCGCACGATAGCGAAATTTTAACTTTGGCATGAGAAGACCTTGTGTGTCTTCTCCGCCTGTAGGTACTGTGAATTTAGTTAGAGATGATTTAGCCATTATTTACTCCTAATTTGTAAGCGTTAAGTCGCCAGGATTCTTAATGCGAATTGGGATGTAAATGAATTCAACTGCTCTAACTGGTTGAACAGCGATATCAATATACAGCTCATTTCGTGCAATACGATCTGGCGTATTATTAGTCGTATCGCACACTACGATATAATCGTAAATACCACGTTTTGCTGCAAGGTCGTTCAATAATCCTTCAACGACTGACTTAACTGCATTGCGTGTGAGATTATCATTAGGTTCAAAGATAAACGGACGAGTAGCAATTGCGGTTTGTCTACGAAGGAAGTTAACTAAACGGGCAACATTTATTCTATCAAGTGCCGATGGATCTGGGTTAAGTGTCTTTTGACCGTAAATCAAAAGTCCAGTTCCAGGCAATGATGTTAACGGATTGATCTTGCGCTCATACATAGAATCTCTGAGACCTGGATTAACTGTGGTAGTAATAAATCTTCCAGAATCTGCATCAATATGTCCGATTGCAGTGAAATTATCAATCAAACCACGACGAGTACCAGCTGGAGCAAACCATGGATAACTTGCTTGGTCAGATTTGCTAATAGCACGAAGAACAGCATGTGATGCTGGTTGTGCTATAGTATTACCATTAAGGTCATTTGTTAATCCGTGTGGGAAGAAAATACCAACATAAGGTGAAGAAGTGTTCAAACCTTTTTCTCCAGTTGGACTTCCATTAACATTATCTGCCCACGAACCAATAGCAGTTCCAGTAGCTGCTAAACGAAGAGGTGCATCGCCAACCACAAATGCAGTATTATCACGTTCTTCATTAAGTGCAACCATATTAGGAATTAACTCTGGATACCCAGTACAAGCAATAAGATTAAAGACTTTTGTTTCTTCTCTTAATGCCTGAGAAGTATCAATGGCAGCTCGCATTGCACTTACCACTACACCACGTTGAGCTTGTCTACCAAAGTTTGGTAATCCAGTGTCAGCAGTTCCAGAAACAGTAATCCAAGTTCCCTTTTCAGCAGGTAAGAAGTCAGTATCACTTATATTGTCATAATAACCAAGAGTTTGATAAACTGTAGCAAGATGCTCTGGAATATCTGGATAGTTTGCTTCGGTGAAATAATTAGTATTCCACTGTTTTACTCCATATCCAGAGGATCTAAGATTAAACACCAAGATACCACGTGGGAATAAACGTGGATCTGGAGCATCTAAGTCTACGTGATCAGAGGTAAGCATATCACTAATGGCAGGGAAATCATCTGTAGCAGCGTTTGTATCTTGGTTTATACCCCAACGAACATCAGCAAATACCATAGCATCTGGTGATGTAACATCAGTTTTAGATACTGCAACCCATTGATCAACTCCATCTACAACTTCCCAACGATAAAGAGCAGGATAATTTTCAAGATCATTGGAATCTAACCAAAGATCACCATACTCAAGGGGAGTAGTATCTGTTTGTTCAGTGGGGGCATCAGTTGCAATAATAACTCCATTTGGATCAGTATTTGAAAGATTAAATCCACGCTGATCTTCGGTTACATTACGATAACCTTTCCATTGATCGCCATCATTGATAAGAATATCTACACGAGCAGGAGAGTTGTTATACCAAAGAGTTCCATTAGATGGCATAACTTCTGGAGTACTTGTAGAAATTACATAACCAGCATCTCCAGTTATACCAACAACTCCAGTACCAACAATTGACAATGGTTGCCAATTAGAGGCAATGAAATATGAATCTCCACTTAAAGGAGTGGTAATGCCAGTTGTTGATGTTGTAATTCCAAGACTTACTCCAATAACATTCCCACTAACATTTTCTAATAAAAGATCGCCACCTAAACGATTAGTTAAAACAACTTGACCTGAACTATTAGTTGTAGCACTAACTACTGAACTTACGTTAGAATTATTAATTTTAGCAATAATATTAGCGCCGAGAATAGTAGTTGTATTAGAACCAGCACTATACGTTCCATCATCAAGTGTAACCGTAGCTGTTGTTTGTGCAGCAGAAGATGCTGTTAAACGTGTAGTAATAGTAAACGAAGGTGCAGTTGCATTACTACTTGTGTCTCCGCTAACTGTTGCGTTGGCAAGTGTTCCGCCAACAATTACTGTTTCACCAGCAGTTCTTCGGTGCCACAGATAAGTTTGAAGCGTTCCATCTTCAGCAGCATCATATTGTGCAAATACCGAACCCTGAGAAATATTTCTTCCACCACCAACTCTGTCAAGAGCAAATGTAGCAGCAAAAACATTAGCATATGTACCAACTCCCAAAGTATTCCAAGTATCTGTTACTGAAGAATATTGTTTAACTGCTGGATTAAGACCAGAACCGGTAGCTGTTGATTTTTGCCAAATAGATCCACTTGGACGATTAGCAACTGTTACATTTCCTTTCCAATTTGGATTTTGGAAGTATGGTGCAGAAAGAGTAATAGGACCAGCAACTGTGGTGTTACCAATTCCTAAATTTGTTGCTAAGTTAGCATCAACTGTAATAACAAGGTTGCCATCAGTAGCAGAAGAAGTAGCAGTAATAACAAGCACATCATCTGAGGTAATTTCAGAAGTTACACCAGTAATACCTTCTGAATTAATTGCAGTGTTAACAGAATCAAAGTCATCGCCATTAACAATGGTAATTGATGAGCCGTTAATAGTTATGTTGCCAGAACC